TCGAACTTCGGCACCATGATGCCGGGGTGAAGGACGGTTTCGCCGAGGCGGCGCGGCTGCATTTCGCGGGCCGCTACAACGGGCATTATTGCGACGTGCGGTGGTTCGAAGAGGACGATCTGCTGCGTGTGCTGGTCCTGCACGGTTCCAAGCCAGAGACGAAGAACGTCGACCAGGAAGGCGCCGAGGACACGCTGAAGTTCCGCGAGATCGTGCAGTCGACGATCGAGTACGACCAGCGACGGAGCGCGATCTCCGTTGGATCGAAGTCCGCAACCGACGCCAAGAAACTGGTCAAGCTCTTCGGTGCGCATGTTCTCGGAGATGGCGACATTTTCGAGGCTTCGGCCAAGGAGGAACTCTACACCCTCGCTCCCCTGCAGCGGCACGGCGAGAGGTTCAGATTCGCCTTCGATCCCGACGGCGACATCACGCATGTCGCGCTGCGGGAAGTGCGCATCGACGAGGCGCAGCTGACCGCCACGGGGCGCTTGCGTCGCTCGCCGTGGTTCCTGGCGCTCGGCGATTCCGAAAATGCGCTCAGGCGCCTGAAGGATTTGGCCCCAGAGATCGAGGTTGCCGACGTGCGGATCGTGCATGCCAAGATCGACGTCACCATCGAAGTGGACGGCAGCGAAATCGTGGTGCCGGTGACGATCAGACCGCCGCGGACGGTCAGCATGCGCGATCACTCGCACGAACGGCTCATTCTCGAAATGCTGGAAGACAATGAAATCCGCAAACGCCGCCGGACTGATCAGGCTGCTGCTGCAGCAGAGTGATCGCCATCCGATCCGGGCCGTCGGTGCCGCCGATCTGCTGCCCTACGATCCGCGTTTCATCCGCTCGCTCCGGAACCTCGGGATCCTGACCGAGCGCGAGGATCTGCGCGACGATGGCGCGACCGTCCTGCAGGTCGTCGACGAGGCGCTGATCGCCATCGATCCGGAGACCGGCGCCTGCGAACGCCATGACGATGCACTGGACGTCCGGGCCTTCGACATCGATCTCGCCGCGATCTGCCGCGCGATCCGCGAGCAGTCGGGGCTGGAGGGTCCAGGCCCGACGCCGATCTCGACGCGGGTGTGGCGGCTCGGTCGATCTCCGCGGCTCGGACGGGTGGCCGAGATATGCCTCGTGCGACTGTTGCGCGAGGGAACGGCACAGGAAATCGTCGATCACGTCCGGGGCGCGATCGACACGGAATCCTCGGTCGCGCTGATCAGTCTGGGTCGTAGCGATCTGCCTACCGCGGTCGCCCGCCAACTCGACGCGTTGCGCATGACTGTGGCCGTGGCCGAGGATCTGATGGGCCACGTCACGGGTGCACCTTTCGCACTGGACCTGGATCGGATTCGCCTCGCGTCTTCGATGCCAGCCGTCGAGACCCGCCTGGTCGTCGACCGGACAGGACGACGCGTGATCTTGCAGAACGTCGAACTCGGCATCGAGCCGAGGGACTTCGATGTGTTCGTCCTGCTGGCCGAAGAGGCAGCGGATGCCGGCGGCTGGGTGCTGCGCGACAGCATCGCTGCAGCGCTTCGGGCCAGCACAGGGCGCGATGGCAATCCCGAGCAGGTCGATCGCAGCATCAATCGCCTGCGCGACATTTTCCGCAAGGAACAGCGCTTGCCCGGGGTTCCGAAGAACGGCTTCATCGAAACGAAACCCAAGGTCGGCTGTCGCCTGACGCTCGCGTCGTCCGATATCGGTTTCATGGCCTAGACCCCTTCTCCGGCACCGGGAGGTTTTCGGGAGGTTTTCGGGAGAAATCCGAGAGATAAATAATTTCAGCAGGTTGCATCTTCGGCTGGTCACCAGAAACGACCAGGACCGAACGACATGCATCCCCCGATTTCCCCCGCCGACCTTGCCACCCTGATCGACGAAGCTGCCGTTGCCGCGCGCCGCGTGCATCGCAAGCTGTTGCTGCCCGCCGCCGATCTCGATGATCTCCGCCAGGACCTGCTGGTCGATCTGATCTGCCGCTTGCCCGGCTTCGACGCCCGGCGCGGCGACATCGGCGCCTTCGCCAATATCGTCCTGCGCAACCAGTCGTCGCGGATCGCGATCCGGCATCACCGTCAGCGCCGGGCGCAGGGCGGGACGATGCTGTCGCTGGACGTGCCCGCCGCTGGCGGGACCGAACCGCTCGGTTGCCTGCTGGCGGAAGCCGACGGGCTGGCCGCATGGCACGGCCAGGACCTCTGCGCGACCGAGGATGCCGAGCTTCGGCACGATCTCGCCCGCGTGCTGGGCGATCTGCCCGAGGAGGCCCGCAGCCTCTGCGCCGCGCTCGGCACCTGCGCCATCGCCGAGATCATCGGCCAGACCGGCACCTCCCGTTCCGCCCTTTACCGCCACATCGCCCGGCTGCGGCTCGATCTCGCCATGCGCGGTTTCGGGGCGCGGTGGGACGGTTCGCGGGCGGCGTGAGTAGAGGGGAAAGGAGGAGATCATGTTCATGCCCGCCACCGCATTCACCCCGATCCGGCCCCGGCCGCTCACCGATATCGAATTCTGCGCCTGGATCGGCCAGGCCGTGCCCGGCGACCGGCTGGAATACCATCGCGGGTTCCTCGGCATCGACACCACTGCGGTGATCTCGACGCTGCCAGAGCCGGAGCGCCGCCGACTCGGGGCGCTGGCCAGCGCAGCATACCGCGCCTTCGACGCCGCACTGGTCCACCTGGTGCAGGTGCGCCTCGGTCCTGACCGCTTCGCCTATCTCGCCATCGCGCGGACCAAGCCCCGCAATGCGCCGATCCCGTTTTCCCAACTCATCGTCACAGAGGAGGCCGCCTGATGCGCGCCACGCTCGCCTGGATCGGGGGTCGGCTCCCGCCCTCCCTCTATTTCGCCCTGGCTGGGAAACCGGCCGCCCCCATGACCGGAAATCCTGACATGACCGAACCGAATGGCCCTCTTGTGCGCCTGCGCCGGGCCTTCCGCAGCCTCGAAGACCTGCCCGAGGTAATCCCCACGTCGTGGCGTCCCGGCATTGCCACCGGGCCGCTGCCCGTCGAGACCGCGAGTGTCGATGATATCGCGATCGCGATCGTCGCCGCGAATGCCGAACTCTCAGTGGCCATCCAGCGGTCCTCCGCACTGGAAAAGCTCCACCGCCTTGCACGCGAAGCCGGGGCGGTCGGAACGGACTGCGCCGTCGATGCTGCACTGACGCGGGAGGGGCGCTGATGGCCATGCCGTTCCCTTCCGCTGATGTTCCGGCCGGCCCGCAGCTCGCAAACACCCCCGGCCTCGACGATCTCGATCGCCTCGCCATCGGCGATATCGCCGCCCTGCCGCCCGAGATGCTGCTTACGCTGCAAGAGGCGGCGCTGGCGGAGACCGCGCGCGTCAAGCGCCTGCGGGACCGGCTCGAGGCCGGGATCGGCCAGCGCTACGGCGCGGCCAGCGAGGCCGAGCGTGCCGCACAGGGCAAGACCAGCGGCACGGTTCGGATCGAAGATGCCGGCGTGGTGGTGATCGCCGATCTGCCCAAGAAGGTGACCTGGGATCAGGACCGGCTGGCTGCCATGGCCGCGCGCATCGCCGAGTCCGGCGACGATCCGACCGAATATCTCGAGATCGCCTACCGCGTGCCCGAGCGCCGGTTCACCGCCTGGCCCGAGGCGATGCGGGAGGGCTTCGCATCCGCCCGTAGCGAGAGCACCGGCAAACCCGTGTTCCGGCTCGAGACCCGAGACCGGTGACGCGCGGCGGCGGGACGCCCGGTCGGCAACGCCGGGCAGGTTCCCCTTCGGCACCCGGTCACCCCCGCCGCCGCGCAGCTTCCAATCCTTCGGAGAACAACATGACTTTCCGCATCATCACCGCCGACGAACGCCTCTCCTCGGCCGAGAACAAGACCTCGCTGGCGATCTTCGGCCCGCCCGGCGTCGGCAAGACCACGCTTCTGAAATCGCTGCCCGCCGAGGAGACTGTTTGCCTCGATCTCGAGGCCGGAATGAAGTCGGTGCAGGACTGGCGCGGGGCGTCGATCCCGGTGCGCAGCTTCGCCGATTTCCGCGATCTGGTCGTGCTGATCGGCGGCCCGGACCCGGCGCAGCACCCGCAGTCCTGGTACGGCACAGAACGCCATGCCTGGTTGCAGGCCCAGCACCGCGACAGCGGCATCGAGGCGTTCCTGGCATCGCGCCGCATCGTCTTCGTCGATTCGATCACCGATCTGACCCGACAGGCCATGGCCTATGCCCGCCAGCAGCCGGAAGCCTTCTCGGACCGCACTGGCAAACCGGATGTGCGCGGTGCCTATGGGTTGCTGGGACGCGAGGTGATCCAGGCGCTCAAGCACCTGCAGCATGCCCGCGGCAAGACGGTGATTTTCGTCGGCGTGCTGGAAAAGGTCACGGACGAGTTCGGCACGGTGACCTGGCAGCCGCAGATGGAAGGCTCCAAGGCGGGCCGGGAACTGCCCGGCATCGTCGATCAGGTGGTCTCGATGCAGCTCTTCGCCCGCGATGCCGAGGGCGGCTGGCTGCTCGACGAGACCGCCGCCGAGCGCCGCCTCGTCTGCAAATCCGGCAACCCCTGGGGCCTGCCTGCCAAGGACCGCTCCGGCCGCCTCGACATGACCGAGCCGCCCGATCTTGGCGCATTGCTCGCCCGCATCGACGGCCGCGCCCCCGCCCAATCCGCATTCGCCTCCTGATCCCGAGAAAGGACTGACCCATGAGTTACGATCTGAACGACGCCCAGCCGCAGATGGCACCCATCGGCGAGTTGATCCCCGATGGCACCTTCGCCAAGGTGCGGCTGACCATCCGCCCCGGCGGCGTGAACGGCGCCACGCCGATGGATGCCGGGGTGCTGAAAGCCTCGCAATCCAGCGATGCCAGGATGCTCGACTGCGAATTCACCGTGACCGAAGGCGCCCATGCCCGGCGCAAGTTCTGGCAGAGCTTCACCGTGGCCGGCGGCAAGGTTGACGAGAAAGGCCAGTCGATCGGCTGGAAGATCTCGAAATCCACCTTTCGCGCCATGGTCGACAGCGCCCTTGCCCTCGATCCCAAGGATGAAAGCCCCGCCGCCAAGGCCAAGCGGGTGCTGCCCGGCCTCAAGCATCTCGACGGCATCACCTTCGCCGCCCGGATCATGGTCGAGCCCGCCTCCAACCCGCAATACCGCGACCAGAACCGCATCGCCAACGTCGTTCTGCCCGACGAACCGCAGCATGGGGCGGTCATGCGGGGTGAAACCGTCGCGCCGGAACCCGTCAATGCCCCGCCGCGCAAGACCGCGAGCAGCACGCCGCCGGGCTGGCAGGCCCCGGCACCGGCATGGGGTGCGGCGCAACCGGCACCCGCGACGCCGAACTGGGGTGCGCAACCCGCCCCTGCGGCCCAGGCGCCGGTCTCGCCACCGGCACCACAGCCGGCGTCGCCCCAGCCCGCAGCCGCGGGGGCGCCGGGGGCACCGGCCATGCCCGCCTGGCTCAATGGCTGAGGCGAGACCCAAGCGGCGGGCGCGGAAACCCGACAAGGATCCGCGCCCGCCGAGCGAGGCAGATGGGTGGCAGGCACAGGTGACGCGCGAGGCCGCGCTGGAGATCGGAAAATGGCTCGAGGCCCGCGGAAGACTGCATCAGCCCATCGCAAGCCTCACCCTCGGCGATCTCGAAGCCATGGCAAGCAATGCGATCTCGCGCTGGATCGTCCTGCAGGCGCAGCGCCTGCACCGGCAGGATTGGCCGCAGGACGATCCGATCGCGATGCTCTTGCTCGGGTGACGCCTTGCGCGGTCTGCGCACGCGAGGCTCGCGGTTTTGGCTACTGCCACGGCCTGCGCTGGGACCGTCACCCCCATTACCGCTTCTGCTCGCGCCGTTGTCAGGACGCGGGCAGCGCAATCGCCCAAAGGATGAATGGCATGATCGACAAGACCGCCCGCGAGGCACAGGCGATCCGCGATGCGCGGAAGCTGTTTGCCGAAACGCTCAATGATCTCGGCCTGATGGCGCCCTTCTTCGACCGCAGCGCCGCCGAGATCGACCGCCTGATCGAAGCGGCCGTCACCGGCTACATCGACAGCATGCAGGGTCAGGCCGCGCGCATCGAGCGCACCGGCACCGTCCTCGACGACGAAATTCCGTTTTGAGGGGCGCGGCATGATCGACCTGAATGAAGAACTGGCATCCGGCAGATGGAAGGACCTTCTCGCTGCCGCCAGCGAAAACGCCGTCACCGAGTTCGAGATCGAGTTCTGCGACAGCCTTCGCGAGAGGCTCGACCGGTTCGGCACCCGCGCCCGGCTGACGGAGGCCCAGTTTCACAAGCTGACCTGCATCGCGCAGGCAGGCGGGTTCTGGGAGCGCGACCGATGATCGATCTGAATCATGGCTCGGGCTGCCTCTATGGCGCCGCCGCACCACGCCCGCCCATCGCCGAGTCTGTCTCAGCCGCCATCGACACCGCCCTGGTGGCGCGCAATCGTAGCGAACGGCCCCGAACCTATGTCAGCTCCTCTGGGCTCGGCCGCGACTGTTTGCGGCAGATCCAGTACGACTTTCTTGCGGTGCCGAAGGACGAGGGTCAGGGGTTCGCGCCGAAGACCCTGCGCATTTTCGAGGCCGGCCACCGGGCCGAAGATATCGTCGCCGGCTGGTTTCGGATCGCCGGGTTCGACCTGCGCACCGAGCGCCCCGATGGCCGCCAGTTCGGCTTCGAGGCGCTCGGCGGCCGGTTCAAGGGCCATATCGACGGCTGTTTCGTCTCCGGTCCCGTCGCCATGGATTATCCGGCGCTCTGGGAAAACAAGGCGCTCGGCGCCTCGAGCTGGAAGGATGTGGTCAAGCGCGGCGTCAGCCTCGCGCGGCCGGTCTATGCCGCCCAGATCGCGCTCTATCAGGCCTATCTCGATTTGCCGCACCCGGCGCTGTTCACCGCGCTGAACCGCGACACGATGGAGCTGCACAGCGAGCTGGTGCCCTTCGATGCGCGGCTGGCGCAGGAGATGTCGGATCGTGCCGTTGCCGTGGTGCGCGCCTCCGAGGCCGGGGACTGGCTGCCGCGCGCCGCCGCCGAGCCCACCGCCGTCGTCTGCCGCGGCGGTATGACGGCCGGCAAATGGCACCCGCCCTGTGCGTGGGCAGCACGGTGCTGGGGTGAGCGGTCATGATCCCCGATGCTTACGCCCTCAAGCGGATCGTGCGAAACCATCGCTCGCGGTTCTGGAAGGCAGATCTGCTCGACGGTTTCGAGTTCGCGCCGGTCTGGCACTTCGCCGATCAGGTCGGGTTCGATTCCGACGAGGTCGATGCGCTTGCCCGCCGCCTTGCCGCCGGACCGCAGCGGCTCCCGCACCCCGACACGATCTTCGAGTTGCGCGACCACGGGCCGAATATCCGCAGCCAGATCGTCTATGCCCGCCAGCGCCCCGACGGCATCGAAGCGGTCTGGCTTGCGCTCTGGCGCGGGCCGAAGCGCTGGACCGATGTTCACGTCCATGTCCGGATCGCCGACGGCGGCGTTGCCGAGTTCGAAAGCAATCCCGCGCTTGCCGACAACGACATGGCCGAGGAGTGCGGCGAGGCGGCGGCGGCCATCGTCTGGCGCGCACTGGCTATTCTGTCCGCCGCCGGGGACGTGAAGGAACGACAGATTGCGCCAGGGCGGCGCAAATCCTTCGCGCGCGAGGGCGTGCGCGGCTGGGTCTGGCATCAGGTTGCCATCGATCCGGCCCGGCTGTGCGCCGCCGTCCCGCCGCAGGGCGGCAGTCATGCCAGCCCGCGCTGGCACCTGCGTCGCGGTCACTGGCGCCAGCTGGCGGATGGCCGGCGCGTCTTCGTGCGCCAATGCGAGGTCGGCGATCCGACCCGCGGCGGCGTGGTCAAGGATTACACAGTGGAGGTTCCAGCACATGAATGATTTCACCCCATCGGCCGCGCAGGCCGCCGCCATTGCCGCGATCAGGGACTGGTTCGAGACCCGCAGCGAACAGCAACAGGTGTTCCGCCTCTTCGGCTATGCCGGCAGCGGAAAGTCCACCGTGCTGAAATTCGCCCTCGACGAGCTTGGCCTCTCTCCCCATCGCAGCGCCAGGGACGGCAATTGCCTGCCCGGCGTCGTCACCGCCACCTTCACTGGCAAGGCCGCGCTGGTGCTGACCCGCAAGGGCACGCCGGCGCGCACCATCCACAGCCTGATCTATTCGGTGATCGAAGCGACCGAGGAAGAGATCGAGGCCGCCGCGAAGAAGGTGCAGGAGGCCGAGATCGCCGCCCGGTGCCTGACCGGCTTCGAGCACACGACCGCCGAGGCCACCATCGAGGCGATGCGCCAGGCGCTGTCGGCGATGAAGCATCCGCGCTTCGCGCTGAACCCCTCGAGCGATGCCGCCGAGGCCAGGCTGATCGTGCTCGACGAGGTGTCGATGGTCGGCGAGGAAATGGCCCGCGACCTGATGAGCTTCGGCAAGCCGATCCTCGTGCTGGGCGATCCCGGCCAGCTGCCGCCGATCAAGGGCGAAGGCGCCTTCACCCGCGATGCGCCCGACGTCATGCTGACCGAGATCCACCGTCAGGCGGCGGAAAGCGCCATCATCCGGCTGGCCACCATGGCCCGCATGGGCGAGCCGATCGGTTTCGGCAGCTACGACACTTATGTGGCCAAGCTGCGCAAGGGCGACATCACCCCGGAACAGGCCCTGCGCGGCGGGCAGCTGATCTGCGGGCTGAACGCGACGCGGCTGCAGATCAACAACGCCATGCGCGCGGCTTCGGGGCTGGGCGGGACGTATCTGCCGACCGGCGCGGCCGAAAAGATCATCTGCCTCAAGAACGACAATGCCCTCGGGTTGATCAACGGCATGTTCCTCACCCTCGAGGATATCGTCGACGAGGGCAGCCTCTACTTCTCGGCCGTGGTCCATGACGAGGACGGGCGCCGCGTCAGCCCCTTGGACAGCGATGGCCGCCCGGGCCGGTTGCGCATCTACAAGGGCCATTTCGAGGATCACGTCGCCTATGACGACAAGCGCCATGACCGCGACTGGCGCGACAAGCGCAAGCTGACCGAGGCCACCTTCGGCTGGGCGATCACCGCCCACAAGGCGCAGGGCTCGCAATGGGAGAATGTCATCGTCTGGGACGACGGGCTTGGCCGTAGCGATCTCGACCGCCGTCGCTGGCTCTATACCGCGATCACCCGCGCCGAGCGCGGGCTCGTGCTGCTGGCCTGATGTCGCCGTTGCGAAAGGAGGGATCCATGAAGAACCTGTCCCGTGAGCCGCAATCGGAGGCGTTCCGGTGAGTGGGGCGGTCATCGACCTCAATGACGTCCGGCCGTTGCATCCGCAGCCGGACCGCTACGATCTGGACCTGATCGTCCAGCGGCTGCGCGAGACCGCCGAACATTGGGTGCCACGGCTCTTCCCGCTTGGGCGCCGGTCGGGCGACGAATGGCGGCTTGCCAATATCCGGGGCGATGCGCCGCGCAAGATGGGCTCCTGCGTCATCACCCTGCGCGGGCCGCATGCCGGCGACTGGATCGACTTCGACGGCAATCAGGGCGGCGGCCCGATCAGCGCCATCGAGGAGGCGACCGGGCTCGACGGCCGCGCCTTGATCGCGGAGGCGGCGGACATTGCAGGCGTTGCGCCCGGCGCACCGGAACGCCGCGCACCGTCGGCGCCGCCTCCCTTGAAGCGCGATCCCGCGCTTGAGGTTGCCCGGCTGCTTGCGGGCGCGATCCCGTTGGCCGGCAGCGTGGCCGAGACCTATCTGCGCGCGCGGGGCCTGTCTGACCCCGCATCGCCCGATCTGCTGTTTCACCCCGACCTGCCGGATTTCGACAGCCGGCGCGGCTGGCCGGGGCTGATCGCGCTGGCACGGCTCGCGAATGGTGATCGCGCGCCCGGCATCCACCGCACCTTCCTGCTCGACGACGGCAGCGCCAAGGCCCCCGCCGGCAAGAAGATGCTGGGATCGGTCGCCGAGGCCGCGGTTCGGCTGTTTGCCATGCCGGAGGACGGCCACCTCGGCGTGGCGGAAGGCATCGAGACCGCACTGGCGGCCCACGCGCTGTTCGGCACGCCGGTCTGGGCGGCGCTGTCGGCCGATGGTCTTGCCCGGTTTCAATGGCCCGAGGGCACGACACGCATCACCATCTATGCCGATGCCGGCGATGCCGGGCGCCAGGCGGCTGCCACGCTGTCGGACCGGCTGAACCGTGCCGATATCCCGAACGAGATCGGGCTGCCGCTCCATGGCGACGATTTCAACGACGATCTGATCCGCGGCGCGCGGGCCGAGGAATATCCGGCGGGGTCGGCCGCACCAGCCGAGGACGCCGCCACCGCGACCACTCTCCCGGCCGAGAACGACTTCGCCGCGCTTGTCGCGGCCACCGAGGCGCTGACCAATCCGCCCGAACTGGAAGCCCTGTCCAGCCTGCTCGGCCGCCTCGCGCTGGCCCGGCTCGACCCGCTGCCCGAGCGCCAGATCCTCGCCCGGATCAAGACCGCCACCGGCATTTCCATGGCGATCCTCGAAAAACAGCTGGCGGAACTGCGCCGCCGGGTGAACGCCACTGGCGATCCGAATGCGCGGATCGTCAAACCGGCATGGCTCAGTCGGTTGTGCCAGGACCTCGCCGGGACGCCCGAACGCAACGAGGCCAATGTGATCATCGCCCTGAACTCGGATGCGGTCTTCGCAGGCGTGCTGGGTTTCGACGATTTCGCGCAGGAGATCGTCGTGCGCCAGCCGCTGCCATGGGACGATGCGAGCGCCGTCTTTCCCCGCCCCTGGGAGGATGCCGATGACATCCGCACCGCCGAATGGCTGCAGCTGCGCGGCCTCAACGTCGCCCCGATGGTCGTCAGCCGCGCCGTCGGCGCCGTCGCCCGCGAGCTGCGCCTCCACCCGGTCCGCGACTGGCTGGATTGCCTTCGCTGGGACGGCACGCCCCGGATCGAGACCTGGACCAGCACCTATCTCGGCGCCGAACCCACCGCGTTTCACCACACCGTCGGCGCGCTCTGGCTGATCTCGGCCGTCGCCCGCATCTTCCGCCCCGGCGTCAAGGCCGACCACATGCTGATCCTCGAAGGCCCGCAGGGCGCGCGCAAATCCACCGCGATCAAGGTGCTGGCCGGCGAGGACTGGTTCACGGATGAGTTGCCCGAGCTCGGCTCCAAGGATGCCGCCATCCACATGCAGGGCGTCTGGATCGTCGAGATCGCCGAACTCGACGCCATCGGCCGCGCCGAAGTCTCGCGGATCAAGGCGTTCCTGACCCGCACCACCGACCGCTTCCGCCCGCCCTATGGCCGCTATACCGTCGAGGTGCCGCGCCAATGCGTTTTCGCCGGCACCGTGAACCCCGACACCTATCTGCGCGACGAGACCGGCAACCGCCGCTTCTGGCCGCTGCGCTGCGGCGCCATCGACATCGCCGCGCTGGCCCGCGACCGCGACCAGCTCTGGGCCGAGACGGTCCACCGGTTCCGCGAGGGCGCGATCTGGTGGATCGAGGATCCGGCGATCCTCGCCGATGCCGCCGCCGCGCAGGAGGCGCGTTATCAGGCCGATGCCTGGGATGCCCGCATCGACCGCTGGCTGACTCATGAAACCCGCAGCGTCAATCGCGGCCATGCCGGCTACGATGACTGGCAGGACGAGGAGTTCAAGCGCCTCGATCCGATCCGCGAGGTTTCGGTGGGAGAGATCCTCGAAGGCGCCCTCGGCATCGAACCGGCGAAATGGACCAAGGGCGATCAGATGCGAGTCGGCGCATGGCTGAAATCGCGGGATTGGAAGCGGTATCGCAGCAGCACGGGCGCGTCCCGCGAATGGCGCTATCGCAAGCCGGCTGAAGCCGACTGAACGCGGGCTGACCGCAGATCAGGTATGCTGGGGCATCCGAACGGGTGCCCCTTTCGCGTTCCGGCCTGTCCCACTTCGGGCGCTGTCCCACCTTGAGGCAGAAGTGGGACGGAAAAAGACGTTCAAAATCAATAGTGTCCCACTTGTCCCACTTGGGCCACCAACTTCCTTCCCTTTCCTATAGGAATGTATGTCCCGGCCGGTTTCATAGTCCCCTATACGAATGTAAGGAAAAAGGTGGGACAGGTGGGACAGGTAGGGCACCGCCTTGATTGCAAAGTAAAAAATCTCCGTCCCACTTGGGCCGCAAAGTGGGACAGGTAGGGTCAGGTGGGACCAGAGGTCGGCCGGGCGCATTTTTCTTGATCCAGCGCGCATGACGTGATTCCCTGCCCATGACCAAAGCCGAAGGCCCACGATCCGTGAGCCTTCATGATGAACCAGACGATCCCCATGCCGGACGTGCGCCCCGAACCGGGGCGCCTTTCTGCGCCATGTATCCTCGCCCTCGATCTCGGCACCACGACCGGCTGGGCGATCCGCGGCCATGACGGTCTGATCACCAGCGGCACCGTCTCGCTGCGCCCCGGCCGCTTCGACGGCGGCGGCATGCGCTATCTTCGCTTCACCAACTGGCTGACCGAGATCGACCGGCTGTCCGGGCCCGTCGCGGCCATCTGGTTCGAGGAGGTCCGCCGCCATGCCGGGACCGGCGCGGCCCATGTCTACGGCGGGTTGATGGCCACGCTGACCGCTTGGGCGGAGTTGCGCGGCGTGCCCTATGAGGGCGTCCCGGTCGGCGCCATCAAGCGGCACGCCACCGGCAAGGGTAATGCGCCGAAGGAGGCGATGATCGCTGCTGCCCGCGCCCGCGGGTTCTCGCCCGCCGACGACAACGAGGCCGATGCCATCGCCATCCTCCACTGGGCCATCGAGACCGGCGGAGGCATGGCATGAGATGGCATCCCCGCGGTTATGGCGGTGCCCGCCGCGATCCCGAGCGGGTCAAACAGGACGGCTGGCATGACCACGGTCTGCTGGCAGTGTCCGTCGACGATCCCCGGCTTGCCTGGCCTGAACGCGAACTGGTGCGCCTGCTCAGCGACAGACTCTATGGCCAACGCGCCGAAAGCCGAGAGGCTGCCAATGGCTGACTGGACCCCCACCATGGTCGAGGACCGGCTCGAGAGCGCGGCCGACGTGTTCCGGTCGCTGCCTGAGGTGAAGCCGCAGGGCTACTTCAACGCCTGGCCCGAGTACTTCCACAGCTTCGCCGATCAGGTTGGCCAGGAGCCCCGAACCCGCCGACCCAAGCCCGGACCGCGTGACATCACACAGGCCGAGGATGCGCTGCTCTGGCTGCGCTGGCTCGACCTCACCGACGCGCGCCTGCTCTGGCTTCGGGCAAACCGCAAGCCGTGGAAGCCGATCTGCTGGGAGTTGGGCATCAGCCGCGCCACCGCGAACCGGCGCTGGCAGTACGGGATCGCGGTCATCGTCTGGCGCTTGAACGGGAGGCGCGTGCCGCGGAAGCGGTCGATGGAGTTCGTGGTGGCGCAGGCCGCGCACTGAGCCTGTCAAGGCTCGACAGGCCCGCGAGACAATTTCCGGCGAGACACCGGACGGCGAGACGGATCGCTCCTCTGACGCTATCCATGGCGATATACTCGGGGTCGTGCGCTCGGGCGAACCGACGCTCATCCCGAGGTGGACACCGCGGCTGGCTTCCGGGGTCCAGCCGGGGTCTAGGCCGCCAAGCCGTTGTTTTCCGGTTCCTTTCCGGGCCGAAACGTATGCTGGCGGGCTTGGCTCGGCATTTCGCCAGCGACAGGGCCGGAATTTTGGGAAGCCGCCGGAATCCAGCATCCACCCGCGGCGTCCTGAAAGCCTCGTGAATTCAAACATCTGACCGGCCGCCCGGGGTGGATACCCCGCGGATACCGGAGTCCAGCCGGAAGCCGGTGGACCCCGCCGTGCCGGAGTCCACCCGGCGGATGCCGATCGACCATCGACAGGAACCTTCATGACCCTCGCCCACGGCACTGCGGCGGGCACGGACGCCGTCGCGACGCGCACCAGGTCGCGCAACCGCGGGATGCGCCTCCGGACCTGCGCGGAGTGCGGCAAGGTCGAGGAGGTGCGCGCCGACAACCCCGCCACTCGGTGTCGAGCCTGCGGCTCCCGACCAGCGCTGGATAGAGGCCACTGCAGGCGATCCGCGGATCGGAACCATGAGACGTGCCGGCACTGCGGCAGGGTCTTCCCGGCGCCGCCGAGCAGCCGCCAGCAGTTTTGCTGCCTCGCGTGTCGTCGCGCCGCGCAGTCGGTCGAACGATGCTGCGCGACCTGCGGGAGCTCGTTTCACATTCCCCGGTCGGTCCTGTCGGGTCGCACCAACGCCAGCGGACGGTTCTGCTCGCGGTCCTGCTACGAGCGCCATCTGTGCCGGACGCCGCGCATCCGCGGGCGCGGCTCGCGATGGAAAACGATCCGCAAGGCTGCGCTCCGGCAGACGCCCTTCTGCGCCTGCTGCGGAAGGACCAGGCACCTTCAGGTGCACCACATCATCCCGTTCCGCCTGACGCGGGACAACTCGCCGACCAACCTGATCCCGCTCTGCCGCGCCTGCCACAAGCGCGTGGAGAGCGTGTTCCACGATGTCGAGGCGGTCGATCCGCCGCTCCCAGTCACCAAGCTCGTCCTGTTCTGCAGCATCCATGCGCGCCGGACGGTGACCCTTCACATGCTCAAGAGTTCCGCCCATGCCGGCCAACGCGCTGCAGCTTGAACAATGGCCCATCGGCCGCCTCGTCGAATACGAGCGCAACCCGCGCAAGAACGACGATGTGGTCGACCGGATGGCGCAGGCCATCGTCGAGTTCGGCTTCCGCATCCCGATCGTCGCGCGCAGCGACGGGCTGGTGGTCGACGGGCACCTGCGGCTGAAGGCGGCCCGTCTGCTCGGTCTCGACACCGTGCCGGTGGTCCTCGCCGACGAGCTGTCGGAGACGCAGATCAAGGCGTTCCGTCTGCTGGCCAACCAATCGGCGAACTGGGCGGAGTGGGATGAACTGCTCCTCTCGGCCGAGCTGCAGGACCTGCTCGCGGACGACTTCGACCTGTCGCTGGTCGGGTTTTCCGATGGCGAACTGGACAAGCTGCTGGCCTACGTCGCGGAAGACGACGGTGAAGAAGGTGGCGCCGGGGGCTCCGTGCCGCCGGT